CTTTCTCTCCATCTCTTTAGTATCAGCTTCTATCTATCCCAGATATCTGCTTTAAACCAACTCTGCAATCCTTGACACCCCTACATAAATCTCTGAGATCTTATACCAGGTAGAATAATCTACTGTTCCTGTCACCGGAAGTCCGAATACTGACTGGAACTTCTCCACTGCCTGTGCTGTTGCAGGTCCATAGATTCCGTCTGCCTCTACTTTCGGGATTGCCGGATATGCCTCGGATATCACCCGGAGCTGTTCCTGCATCTGCAGCACCTTTTCTCCACTGGCCCCCTGCTCCAGTGTGTATCCGGGCCAGGAAGATGGTATTCCCGAGATCTCCTGAGCTGTATTGATATACATGTCATCACCGTAATAATAACGTAAGATTTCTATCGCTGTCAATCCCTGATCCCCCAGTGCTTTTGACCCCCACTGGGTCAACCTTTTTGCAAGAACCTACAACTGTTTTTTGACCTATTATATAAAGGATTTTTTACTATTATAAACTATTTAAAGAGATGATACAATATTCAGCCCCGGAGTTAGTTCTCCGGGGCTTTCTTGATGACTATTTGATTTTCTTCAACGACAAGCGTCACTGCTCTATCGTCCGGTGTAACTCCAAGTGCCTTGATCGCATCCATCGGAAGTGAGATTCTACAAGTGTATGCATTCTTACTTGCGTTCCCACCAGCCTTCGCAAACATCACGTTTCTTCCGATTTCTTTCATTACGCTTCCTCCGCCATATCAAAGTCCGCACCTTCTACGAATTCTCCGTCCTCATCACACTCACAGTACATAAGAGCGAATTCTTTTATACTGTAGCAACCTCCTGACTCCTTGTACTCGCATTTGTATTTTGCAAGCTCTTTCATCGCTTCCTCTTTATCTGCGATGTTCCATCTCTTTAACTCTTTCGGTTCGCTGTCGATACCGAAAATCAAATCACCTTTTTCAAAACTCTTGTATTCTCTTCTTGTCAATGATGCATCGTCTGCTAATAAAATAATTGTGTTATTCATTTCCGTTCCTCCTTGAATTTGCTTGTCTTCTTTAACTGTCTTTATTATAACATATTGGACACCAATAGTCAACCCTTTTTTGTACTTTTTTCAATAAAAAAAGACTACGCTCTTCAACGTAGCCTTTCCACATTTACTCGATCCAAGCTTGAAACTTGTCAATGAATCTGCACTTATCTCCGGCATACCCATCCATGCCACTTGATTTCAATGTATCGACCTGATCTGCATAGAAGTTAGGATTATTCTGCACAGAAACTCTGTAATGAACCATCTTGTACTTATATCCAGCTGGTGTGATGTAATACAGCTCAACAGCAAGAATTTCTGAGCCATCTCCGAGGATTCCGTTCTTCTTATCATTAAGATCATAACTACTACCGAATGTAAGGTACGGGAGCCAACCGCTCTTTCTCGTATATACTCTACAGCGGATAGTTCCTTTGCTTACCTTAACCGCAAGCCATTTGATCGGAACATTATCGCCTTTTCCCGCCCAGTCAGATTTGTTGGTTACTGGTGACCACCATCTGTCTGTATATACCTGGTATGTGATGTCAACCCGTCCTAAGTCTTTCTTCTCGGTCGGCTGCGGAGCTGGTGCAACAGGCCGAGTACTTCCACCAAACTCCATGTAGCAATAGTTGACATCTACTCTGCCATTAACTCCATCTACATGACCATCGGAAGAATACTGCCAAATCGCATACTGACCTTTGTAAGTGTCCTCAGGAAGATTCTTATATCTTGCCATCCACTCAACATACTTTCCACGAACACTGCCAAGATAGTTGTTGAACCAACTCAGTGAAGCGTAGATTCCTGGAACGTAACCATTAGCTTTGAGTCCTTCGCAGACAATTTCACAGCACCTAAGGGCATAGTTCTGTGTACCCGGTTCTTCCACATCAATAAAGATCGGCAGCTGGAATGTATGACCTTTGATTAATCTCAAGATATGGTCAAGTTCGCTCTGTGCCTGTCTGTCACAAGTCGCATAGCTATACAGATAGACTCCCACTGGAATTCCAAGTCTTTCGCACTCAGCAAGGTTACGAATCCACTGCTTATCATCTTGTGATGTAATGTTATCTCCATATCCACATCTAAGGATAGCTCCGGCACAACCAGATGCTTTAACCTTCGCCCAGTTGATAACTCCGTTATGGTAGCTGACATCAATAATAAGTTTACTCATACCAGCCACCTTCTTTCAATTCTGCTTTCTTCTGATCAATCTCCGCAGCGTGCTCTTCTGCAAACTTCTGCATAGTTTCTAACGATGTTCCTTCATTGTCTGAGATTTCCTTTGCGGATAATCCGTAGGCAAAACTTTTGATAATTTCTTTAATAGTCTGTTCTGTCATGACTACTCCTTCCCGTGCGACGTCGCACAAACCAATTTATTTTTCGATTTTTTCTGCTGACAACTCATTAATCCTGTCTTTCACGTATCCTTTCAGAGTGGAAAAACCTTTTGGTTTATCAATTCCTTTTCTTGCAAGTTCATTCTCAATTGTTAAGATTTCTTCTTTTACTCCCTGTAGTTCTATTATTGCTCCAATTTTCATATCTCCGTCCATAAATTCTTCTCCTATCTCCGGCATTGCACCGGTGCAAAAAGAGGACGATGTTACTCGCCCTCTGAATCTCTATCTATTTCCTTGTCTCTTAACTGCAATAATACGTCTTTTAATTTTTCTGGAATTGGAACAAATACCGCTGCATTTTCCAGCAGACTCAACGCTTCGTTGCAAATATAGAATGTAATAACCACTTCCCGGAGCGGAATCGTGCCACCGATCAGCATCTGAATCAGGTAAGCCACAGCGATCACAATAAACATCACGATCTTCTTCAGCAGTCCACGGAATCCTGTCTCGGATGAGAGCTGCTTCAGGTAAATTCCTTTCAGCACTCCCGTGACATAATCCAGCACTGCAAGACACACGATTGTCTTAAGCAGTACGTCCCATCCTCCTAAAAAGTACGCAAGGACTCCACCCAGGAATCCAAATACAATACTGATTTCATTAAATAACTTGTCCATTTTTTTCATATTCCTCACTTTCCTCTCTTTCATCCTACCGCAAACACCGGGCGAATCCCATAAGTGCTTGTAGCTGCATCTGTACTGGCATCTCCGTACTGCGATACTAGGGTGTATGTCTGTGATCCTGCTACATTCCGCAGCCAATAGTTTACGCCAATAGTCTTCAATTCAGGCACAAGTCCAAATAGTGCCAACTGCTGTGTATCAGATGTCTGCCTATTATTGCCATCGGCACAAATATAAGTCCCGTGCACCATTACTTCGTTCATGAGATCTACAGATGTATTGACCCATGAGCCATCAGAAAATATCCTATGTGATATCAGTATATTTTTAAATGCGTCCGGCAGCGAGTTAGCTATTTGATTTAACCGCACAGTTTTCATCGTCGAACTTTTGTAGCCACCTGCTGTACTGTTGTTCGCATTCATCTGTCCGCTCCCTAATATAGTATCCGGGACTATTAATATATGGGGTTTTTGTACTTTTTCTGATTCTGGATAACCTACATTTTTCCAGTAATTGATGTCTGCTATCCGATATTTCACCCCATCCTTTTCCCAGTAATCACCAACATACAAATCCTTGAAGCTTCCATCTCGAATTGTAGCCAGCTGTTCTGCTGTGATCGACTCACCCAAGGATTTTCCCCGGAAGATGTTGCGGTGCATTTCCGTTGACGGTGCCGTCTGCATATATACGCTGACTGCCTGACCTACCATCTCAGTGGTAGCTGCAAATTTTCCGGAAGCGGCATCATCCCGGACTGACTGGGCGATCTGCTTCGTCTCGTCCACCTTGTCAAGAATCTGCTGCCATACCGTCGGCTCAGGATCTGATGGCGTGCCACCGGAAAGCGTAGCCGGAACCGTAAAGCTCTTGATGTCGGTCGTGATGATCGTCTCACCCCGTGTACCAGACACGGATACCCCGACCCGACCAGGTGCGGCAAGAGCCTCTGCTGGCACGGTACAGGTATCATCTTTCAGAAGTTTCGGATGATTTTCCCCATCCGCTCCTCGGAAGAAAGCCGTCTTTGTCATTCCATCCCATTCCTCTGAAAAGTCGAACTCTGCCCGTAAATACTCCCTCGTTCCCTCTGCTGTCTCAGGCGGCTCAAGATAGAGCCGCTGATTTACTACTTTGATTTTCATGCTTTTTCCTCATCCTCTTTTACAAGCTCCGTCATACCGGAATCCTCCAGAATTTCCCGGACTTTCTCTTTGAGAAGTCTCGGAACCTGTCCATATGTCTTTTTTCCTAAGATAATCTGCTGTGCCCATAACATTGCCATCATTTCTTTACCTCCTGCATTTTGCATTAATATGAATAAATTGGTTAATAGAGTTACCATCACTGATACACCTGTTCAGACATTTCCAAGATGCATCCTTTCAACATTTCCACCTGTTCTTTTAAATCTGCATTCTCCCGGATCAGTGCCTCCATCTTTTCTGCCACTGTCTCTCCCGGCTTTGACAGGATGATGCCCATGATACCGGCTGTGTACTTGATGATTCCCTCAAGAGTGGTATACCCCTCGTACTCTCCGACCGTCTGACTACGCTCGGAAATGACCATTTTCCGGGTCTTCAGCTTATCCCCGAACATTCCCCGGAGATCCTCTTCCGTGGCTGATACAGTCTTGATCAGCAGTGTGCCGTCACACCGGATGGATGCCGACTGGATCTGCAGGTCTGTACCATCGTTGTATGTAAGCTTCATGCAACCACCTCCTAATTTGCCGCAATCCATATGCCGTGGAATTTATAAAAAGCTCTCGTTGCAGGTGTTGAAAAGTAGATCATTCCATTGACGTCAACGTATGCCATTACAGCACACACATTCTCCCAATTCTGCCCACATCCAACACACTGGATGTGTGTCAGTACCGCAGGCCTAAGATCTGCAACGATAGCTGCAGAAGTAATAGCATACAGCCTGTTTGCGAGGAGCGTTGTCCCACTTTTGGGATCAAGAGATACGTTAAAATGTACCTCACGACCTACTTTATATGCAAAAAAAGCAGAGACGTTATAAAACGATTGGAGATGCATATCAGCCTGTTTATACGATTTCACGGCTATTTTATCGGATGTATCGGCTAAATCTTTATTTATCGTAGCCATTGATGGCAGCACCGTGAACAGCTGATCTACTGCTACGATGTTCAGTCCCTCGATGCGGACACGATACAATGGGAACTCTCTCACCTTTCCATTTTTGTAGATGTTATCCTGCGTTATACTTGGATCTGCTGCCGTACTTCCCGCTGTACCCTGATACACTTTACAGGTCATTTTATCCACACCACCTGATCCGGTTGTTTCAAATCTTGCCACGATCAGATCATTTCTGTTCTTTCCGGTCTGTCCGTTCGCGATCTCACAATCTTCATATTCTCCATAAGGGATCCTGGCTACATGACCGCCAACCACTACCACCCCATCTGACACCCGGATTTTATTATTACTGATCACCGTTGCTTTGCACTGCTGTCCAATATCTGCCACCGCATCCATTCCTAAGATGCTCTGATAGATAGCTGCATCATCTTCTGCATAGATATGTGCTTCCGCTTCTGCCGCTGTATTCACGGTAATTCCTTTCAGTCCCATTTCAGTCATCTCCTTCTATTTTGTATTCAATCGTCACTTTTTCATTTTGCTTTTTTAATATTTTTCGGATAATCGGTCTTTTCACCTGCGTATCCGTAACCGGATCATATCCGCTGATGATATCTCCCAGTTCCAGCTCCAAATTGTCTTCAATCTCTATTTCACAACTTTTTTGATTTTGCAATTCCTGTAATCTTTTTGTCCCATCTTCAATCAGCCGTTCCTTGTCTGCACTTGAAAAATTGTACACTGCCGCACGCTCTTCCAATTCTTTATAGTACTGAACCTGTCCAATACTTCCGTCTTTCTGCACGTACAGATGGATCACCGCTCTTTCTTCGTTCTGTCCCTCTCCGGCACACACAAGATGATTAATTCCACTTCTTCGATCCCTGACCGTTACCCTGGCATTTCCTTCTTTGGAATATTCTTCCTCATCTGAATAATCCGTGATTGGAACTGCCTTCGTCAGAATGTATCCGTAATCAAGATTTTCAGGTTCTATATACCGGATCTGTAGCCTGCTTTTATAAGCACTCAGCAATGACATGATGGCATCAAGCAGCGTCACATATCGGTTTACCTCCCACTGACTCACCTGAACTCCTGAATTTTCTCCCGAAACAACAAAAAGACCGCCAAAGCGATCTTCAATCAATTCTTTCAGTATCTGATTTAATTCTCCGCTCAATATCAGGTGACTTGCATTTGCTGGTGGTTCTACAACTTTATAATTCAGCATTCCACGCCAGGTATCTCCACGTAGTACAACTTCATCACTGGCTGTGACTGATTCAATATCATTGATCATTCCACCGTATTCTGTTCCTGGAACAAAAAGCCGGCAGCCATAACCATATCTTTCTTCATTCCATTCTTCTGTCCTAATCCTGACTTCAAAATCATTGGATTCACCGATATCCACATCAATTTCTGCTCCTGCTGGCAGTAATCCTTTTTCCTCTCCATTCGGAGTAGCCACTATGAACTCCATTTTGGCTCACTTCTTTCTTCAAAAATCACAATATCAAAATCAAACTTTCCTGTCCATAATACAGCCTGTCTTCCAGGCTGAATCTTCCGGAAAAATTCCTTTCCTTTCTGACGGTTATGAAAAGCATCTTCTTTTTCTCCATTACGCAATACCTTTTGAATGGTCTTGCTCCTGCTGTCTATTTCAAGATATTCTCCCTCTTCCAATATAATATTGACAAGATAGGTATTCCCACCGATTGAAATCTGCGGGTTCGCTACTGGTCCGTAGATGATCATCTTAAAATTGGCATTCCAAAAATGAGGGTTATTGATATAACTTCCCCCTATTCCATTCGCATACCGATACGGATACTTTCCTTTGTATCTTTTGTTCTTTTCTGATGTTACATCATAGCTTCTAAACGCATGGATTTCTTCCCTGATCCAAAACGGATGAGGAACATACACTTTATTCACGACCTGTACGGCTCTGACCCGGTTATCTCTTCCTCCTGATTCCCGACCAATAATATAGCATTCCACATAGTAATCATTCAGATATAATCTTCCGGGTGTCCTGTTCAGCACGTCTCTTTCTGTCAGCTCAAATAGCTGGTTTGCATTGTCCGCACGCTCTTCTTTACTTCCAAGAAAATCTACTGTCATTTTGTAGGATATCGCATCCTTTTTTAACTTTTCAACACTCCGCCCTATATCCTGCTTTGCATCTTCCACAACCCAGTCAGAATCGTAAAAGCCTGCTGTCCTGATCCTTGTTCTGATATTCGCCCGGCTCAGACAGATTTCTTCTTTTGAACTGCCACATACATATTTAAGCACTAAATACCACACCCCAATCTGATAATGTTCTTGTCACATCCCTTTCACCAAGATATACCTTGAACTGAATTTCTTTTGCTGCTTCAGCAACCATTCTCTGTATCATCCGGTACGGTTCTGCTCCTGATCCTTCCTTGACCACCCCAAGGCTCATGGATGTATCGCTGTAGTCCACTGCATTCTGAACTGCTTCCTGTGGAAGATCTGCATTTTCAGTCACTCCGTTCGCAAGACCCTGCATGGTATAACGTCCCATTCTGTAAAACACTCGTGATGGAGAACGGATCTCCAGTTTCTTATTTGCCGCATCAATCGCTGCCTTTGCAACTTCTTCTGCTGCGGAAATAACTTCTGATTCCCCGGAACGTATCCCTTTGGCCAGTCCGCTGGACAGATAAGCACCACTGGTCTTCGTCTTCGATTCAGAGCATTCATTTGTGAATTGTAAAATGGCTGACTTTGCTACATCTTTAGCAGCATTTGATACTTCGGTCTTCTTCTCCTTCATTCCATTGATCAGACCCTGATCCACATTCTTTCCTGACTCTTTCGTCTTCTTTGATGGGGACTGGCATCCAAGACCATTGTTCACAGATTCCACGGTCTTTACACCGAGATCTCTCCCTGCGGCTTCTGCTTCCTTCTGTGCATTTTGCATTCCCTGCACAAGCCCGGTCACTGTATTCGCACCGCTCTTCTGCATCACCTCGGTCAGACCGTCCATTCCTCCAGCTATATTAGCGGCTCCGGAAGTAAGAAGCTGCTGCCCCCAACTGTCTGTCATACCCTGGATATCAACGCTCTGACTCCACAGCTCATTTGCTTTTGCAAGCTCTTCATCTGTCATGTTATTAAATGCCGCTACATAAGTAGATCCCTGCGGTCCCATTTCTGCCAGTTTCTGAAGGATTCCTTGGTTGATTCCCTTGTCCGCAAGTGCCGACAGATTCTGTTCCCAGGCGGATACCCCGTCAACCTGACTCTGCATATTAGCCAGCAGTTTCTGCGTAGATATCTCTGTTCCTCCGTCAAATTCTTCAAACAGATCCATCTGTGATTCTAAGGCACTCTGCACGCTTTCCTGCATAGCCAGTACCCCATTTGTTACAGTGACTGCCATTTCCTGCTGTGCAGTTGTCAGACTGTTATAAGCTTGCTGTTCCTGCCCCAAAACCTCAATACTGACTGCTGATGCCTCCTGCTTTTCGCTGTCAGCTGCTGCGTTGTTCTTCTTTGCTTCAGTGTTCTGATTGGTTGCTTCAGTATTGTTCTGCGTTCCCTCTGTCAAAGCCTGCGTATAATCATATACACTCTGGTACTTTTCATTTGCTTCATCATATTTGCTGTTCAATTCATCTAGGGCTTCTGTCTGCTTCTCCTTAGATTTTAACAGTTTTGCCTCTTCTTCATCAATTAGCTGGATATTCTCCTGAGCGGTCATCATTTCACCGTTATACTCTATGTAAGCAACTGTACCGTCCTTTGTGGCTTTTTCGCTTTCTTTTCCAATCTTTTTCCTCTGCTCTTCGATTCCGTTTAGTTTCTCTTCTATCTCCTGCAGGTTCTGCTGTGCCTCATATCTTGCAAGATCAGCTTCAACAAGATCTTTGGAGATTTCTGCCATCTTTTCCTGTGCCGCTGCCGCTTTGGATAGCTGGACTGCTGCCTGGATCGACTGTCTGGTCTGCTGCTCATTCTTGTTCAGCTCACCGGTATTTTCGTTGATAGATAATGACAGATCCGGAAACATCGTATTCAACTGTGAAACGAGGGAACTCATTTTTGCGATCTGTGCATCTGTCTTTCCACTTTGCCCCTCCAGGGAATACAGTTCTGTCACCAGTTTTGATGCCGTCCCCTGCTGGCTTTCCATTTCTTTTACTGAATCGCCCCAGCTCTTGGCTGAATCATCCAGTTTCTTCGTGACTTTATCAATCTGTTCAACATTCTTCTCTGTTGCTTCGGTCAGTTTCTCGGTTTCTTCCGTTGTCTCTTCAACACTGTTGGCATAAATAGCCAATGCCCCCACCGCTGCAGTCGCTCCTACCACAAGGATGGCAAGCGGATTTGCTGACACTACTGCATTAAATACTCCCTGGGCAACTGTAGCTGCTTCTGTTGCTACTGTGTGGGCTGTTGTAGCAACTGTTCCGGCTATTGTAGCTGCGGTCCCCTCTGTCTTCGCCACTGTTCCACTTTCTGCTGCCACTGCATTTGCAACTTCCGCTACAGTATTTGCTTCTGTTGCCACAGTAGCAGCTGTATCTGCGGCCGTTTCCGCTGTCACTGCTGTCGTGTGAGTCAACAGCTTTTTAGTAACTCCTGCTACTGCAGTTCCAATTCCCTTCAAGTGTCCTGCCACTTTCTCAACCTTGTATGTAGTATAAGCAGTCCCAAATGCAACTACCGCCACCGAAAGTAGTTTAGTATGCCTGGTCGCAAGTTCCAATCCTCCCTTAACTCCCGGCAGGAAAGTTTTCAGAATCGGGGCTGCCACTTCATCCTGAAATGTCCGCCCCAGCACCTTGTACTGATTCGATACGCTGTCATATTTAATCTTTTTGACACTCTCCATTGTTCCCTGCACATCTTGATATGCAGTATTCACCTTATTCAGAGAAGTGATTACTTTCATGGAATTATCTTCGCCAAGTGAACTCCATACATTGCTCGCCAATGTCAGTGCCTGCTGCTGGTTCTCCATACTGGACAGATCTTCAATAACAGACTGGAATACCTGCTTTGTCGTAGCTCCTCCGTCATGCCACTGTTTGACCAACTCCTGCGTTCTGGTTGAAAATGCACTCAGATTATCATCAATTCTTCCATCTGCAAGACTGTTACCAAACTCTTTCACATAGTCGTTCACCTTATCAAGGTTATACGCACCGGATTCCAGTCCGTTTTCAAGAATAGCAAACATTTCTTCTGCCGAAAATCCATTCTGTGCCCATAATGGAGCATACTCAGCCAGGTTATCTGCCAGTTCTCCTGACTTGTTCAATCCTTTCTGTGCACCTTTTGCCATCAGGTCAAAAGCTTTTTCAGATGAAATTCCCATCGTAGTCACCATTGCATCTGCACCACGGATGGATTCACTCAGATCCATCCCAAAGACATCTTCCAATGCCATCCCATTTTCAGCAAGCTCTTTTATTTTCGAAGGCTCAGTTTCATTCGTATACTGTTTGACCAGTGCCATTGCATCTGCAGCATCACTAATGGCATCTCCATAACCATTTTTATACAGATTCCTCATCTCATCAGAATATGCAGCAATCTCCTTGGTAGTTGCACCAGTGCTTGCCTGAAGATGCTGCTGTGCGTCTTCCAGCTCCAAAGTGCCTTCCACTGCACTGCTGAAAAAGTCAGAAGCCGTACTTTTTACAAAATCGGTTGCTGTATTGACAAGATTCATTCTTATTGTTCTTGAATCACTTACAATCTGTTCTTCAAATTTGCTTACCTTTTTCCCGAATTTATCAATACTTTCTGCACAGCCATTAGTAGCCTCTTCTGCCTCTTTCATATATGCAATATTCTCATTTAACGCCTGAGTTGCACGGATTGTCTGTGCTTTTGCGGTATTCAACTGCTTTTCCCAGTCGGCTACTTTTCCTTTTGCCCGCTCATAAGTGATTTCTCCTTTTTCGACTTTTTCACTCAAGTCACTTACGGCTTTTCTTTGTTCGTTCAGAGCTTCCTCTGTGCTGTCGGATGAATGTTCCATCTCCTCCAGTGCTTTCTGTGTACTGGCTAACTTTTCTTTATATCCTTTAAGTTCATTTCCAACCCTGTCATAATCACCTTTGGCATGATCCAGTGCTTTTTGTACCGCATTTTCTTTTTCCAGTTGCTGATCAAGCGTACGAGCCAGCACATCATGCTTCTTTTTCAATGTCTCAAGGCTGTTCGCATTTCCAGTCGTTTCTGCATCAACCAGTTTCATTTCCGATTTCATAGCCTGCAGACTTTTATTACAACTTGTAACTGCTGCCCGAAATTCTTTTTCTCCATCCAGGGTGATATATGCTCCGACTTTCTTTTTGGCCATATTTTTCTCCTAAAAATGCTCGCAAAAAAGCCGCCTAAAAATGGCGGCTTTCTCATCATTATTAATTAAATAATTCTATAAATTCTTCCTGTTTTTTCTTCTCAACACTCATCCTTCGTTCTTTTCCATACAAGCCCCCATAGATTGCGTAATAATAGATCTGCTTTGCAATTTCTGTCAGCACCACAATAACTACCATCATCGCAAATCCATTGCTCTCTTCATATTTACTTCCTGACCAAACACAAAATACAAGACAAAAAATCCACCAAACAGTCAGACAAGGATGCCACTTTACATAGAATTTAATTATCTTCCATATCAAGCTCATAAAATATTTCATTATAACTTTAATTTTTTTCATTGTCATCATCTTCTGCTTTCTCCCTTTCATGCATTATAGCATACAGGGCATCACAAATCCAGTAGTGAAGCGGTTTTTTGCTGCTCAAATATCTGTCTTTTCATCGTAATGTTATGCAATTTCTTAAATTCATCAAAGAGGTCACACCATTTTCCGAAATACATATGTGCAACCTCTCTTTCTGAATATCCGATTTTCATTCCGATCAGGACGATCCACGCAAAGTTTATTTCTTCGGATTCTCCTGTTCCTCCGCTTTCCTCTGCGTGGTCTCTACGTTTTTTCTTTCAAAGCATCTTGCAAATTCTTCATGAAGAATCTTTCCCAGTTCTGCCGGAGTCATGTCAATCTGACGAATCAATGTTCTGTCATTAACCTTTGGATGCTCCCTGTTCAGTTCCTCCCGTTCGATTTCCAGTCCTTCCTGCACAAACCAAACAAGAGCTTCATTCAGGATTTTCAACTCTGGGATTTCATATCTTCCGATCAGATACCCCTCTTCGTTTCTTACCTTTTCCCCATTTTCATCCACCTTCGGAATGAACCCGCTCAACTTATTTTCATAATCTGTCAGGTCTCCATATTTATCCTGGATCTTTTCCAGGACAAGATTATCGCATTTCATAGGGTATGCATTTCCTGACAATGTGATCTGCTTCATTTCTTCAAACATAACCTGCTCCTTACTCTCCTTTTCCGAACATTGTGTTGATCCATTTCAGGGCATCTGCCTCTGTTGCACAGATTTCCGTCTCTTTCCATTCTCCATCGCTGAGTGCTAATGCACGACCGGAAATACTTGGTGTCTTATACTCAATTGAATCTCCTTTTGTAGAAAAATCGTCTGACGGCTCTGAAAACTTCACTCTTTTTAAGAAGTTACCAACATAGCTTCTGACGTTGTCCACTTTTTCCACCGAGATCCATGCCATTCCGACATAATTTGCCTGATCATTGGAATTAAATTTTACATTCTTTTTTGCTGTGTCCACTTTGTGGCCGAACATTTTTTCATGTGCTTCGATTGGAAGAGTGCTGGTGTTCAGAGTGACCTCTGCGTAATTAAACTCTTTATCATATTCCACCTGCATATCATCTGCATTCAAGCCGCCCTCTGCATAGTTTGGAGTGACCTGAATCCCGATTGCTTTACCGCACGCAAACGGTTCATCATAAACACCTTCCTCTGTCATTTTTGCAATAATTGGTTTTCTAAGTCCTACATATGCCATTTTAATCTCCTTCCTGCGTGATTCCTGCCATTTCATCCAGCCACGAATCCGCCTCCTGCTTAGTTGTAAAAGTTGCTTTCTTTCTCCACTGCCCATTACCTGTCGGAACAGCTTTTCCTTTTGTCTGTACTGTTCCATATTTGATAGAATCTGCCTTGGTTTCCAGTTCCTGCCCTTCTTCTGTCAGGTTAACTTTATACAGCCAGATTGCTGTATATCTTTCTTTTCCTGCGGTCTTTTCCCTTACCCGGAATCCAAGTCCAACCGGACCTGCCTGATCCAGCTCTTCTGACACGACCAAATTTCCATCTGCCGTATGTCCATAGAACAGGCTTTCTGCTTTCTCTGCCTCTTCTGACACTTCCAGTGTTACGTCTGCATAAGCAAATACCTGTACCTCTTCATCATCATTGATGTCACCATAATCACTTACATCCTCATATTTAGGATCGATCACTGCTTTTACTGCCCTCCCGTATCGGAAACCTTCCGTATAAGTCGGAACACCTGCCGCATCGTTACATCTCGCTCCTACGATATGAGCAAGTCCAATAAATGCCATTTACTCATCCTCCTCCGTATAACAAGAAAAGCATAAGTGATAATACCCTGAATCTTTTTCGTAAAAAGTATCAATATCTGTCATCACAAATCCTGACTTACGAAGCAGTGACCGGATTTTCTTTCTGTCTCCGATATAGTCCTGCTTTGTATACAGATGCACCTGCATATAATGCGTCCATTCCTGATCTTCATCATCTGCATAGTATTCTGCGGTTTCATCCTCAGGATTATATACAAGATATTTTTCCGGTGGTGAATCATATGGGCAGCATAACGGCCAGATATTCTCCGTCACTTCTGCAAGTGCCGACTCTATTTTCTGATTCACATTCATTTCCCTGTTACCTCGTTGAATTTTTCCTGTATCACCTCTGTGCATTCTGCTTCTGCACTTTTGACCGATCTTGCAATAACCGGTCTTGCCTGCTGCTTTGTTGTTCCGTAATTCAGATAAGCCAGTTTTTCATTGTTCCTGGTTCCCTTTCGGTCTTTTCCTTTTGCTGTCACAGCTACATAATGCCCCTGCTCATTCTTTCCCGGCTTACAGGCTTTTATGGACCCGGCAAGATCACCGCTTGCATATCCCCGGTTTGCTGCTTTCTGTACTTCCGCTTTTAATGATTTTTCCAAAACGGGAGCTGCTGCCTGTAGAATTTCCGGTGCGTACTCATCGATCTTTCCAAGCTGATCCAGCTCTTTTGCAAGTTCGTCGAACCCCATTACCTCAAATGACATATCATCCACACGTTATCTCTACACAGGCTTTGCCTTTGCAGTAACATCGGATGATATTATACTCAAAGCCACCGTAGATCACCTTTCTTGCATATTCCGGTCTTCCTGACGGACCTGTATGTTCCGTCAGATCCCAGTCGCATTTTCTTACTTTCAGGATCATATCCACTCTGATTCCTGTACGCATCGCCTCATACTCTTCTGCCCGGGTTACGGATTTCTTTTCAACATATACTTCTACGCTTTTTTTCTCCATTTCAGGAAAACCATTTTCATTTTTTCTGGTCTCTTCCCATATTAGTAATGCAGTTTCCATATCAATTTTCTCCGTAATCTCCTGATAATGCCATCGAATTTCTAAGGGATTCAAATGCCTCCCTGAACCGATCCGTTCCTTCGTCATATCCAAAGTGTGCCTTGCAATACAACACGACTGCCTGCATATAAAGAGGATCATCGCAGGGGTGTCCGTACACCCCTGCCACTTCCAGTTCTTTCATACATGCCAGGACAAGGGCCTCGACTTCTGCATCTGCCTCATCCGATTTGACTCTGAGTCTTTTTTTGATCTTTTCTATCGTTGTCCTGTCCATCTTTTTTCACCTATGACGCTTTCTTTGTCAGAGTAACAAGCGAATGGTTGTCCAGTGACTTCCCATCACAGATCATCACTGCCTTTGTCACCTGATCCTCTGTATCGTTGTCTTCATAGCTCTTGACTGTCATTGCGTAATTTGTATTGAACATATAATCAGACCAGTCATACAGGAATGCTACCACTGTATCGCTTTCAATCGTGCCTCCAAGACTTGACATATAATCATTCAGCACAACCCGTCTTCCAAGCAGCGTTCTTTCCGGCTGACCATTCACCCCATAATTTACACGTGCAATCGGTTGACCGTTTGTGTCCGTCATTCCGACAAATTCCATGAACGTCTTCTTCGTCATGTTCCATACCGCACCATTTTCATAAGCGAGGGGCAATGCACCTTCTGCCTTTGTCAGGGTTTTATAATCAACATTTCCCTTCGCTGTGATCTCAATATTCTGTCCTGCCTCTACGGTCTCCTGCAGCACTCCCTTTGGTTTTCCACTTCCATCACCATTCACAATAGCTTCTTCCTGTGCCTTTACCATTGCTTCTGCCACATTATTAACAAATACCGTTTCAAACAGCTCCAGGGACATCACGGAACTTTCCAGTGTCAGAGAGATCGCACACCGCAGTTTATACCCTTTGATGTCGATTCTTCCGGTTTTCTTTTTCTGTTTCTCACTTGTTCCACCTTCTGCAACCCAGGTTGCCACCGGCTTCACATTCGATGTCGGAATACTTGCACCCGGTGCATACGATGTCTGCGTAACCAGTGGGAGGATCATTCCGATTGCTTCCATCTTCTCAATGATCCGGTTCACCACAACAGGAGAAATGACAGTACCGATATCTGTTGTCTTGGTCGGTCCCGCTTCATTTGTAAATTTGTCCGGGATCTTCGTACCTTTTACCACAAAATTCATGAAAGCAGTACGATATTCCTTTGTATCGTAAACATTTTCTTTTTTCTCCTGGATCTCTCCGAAGTTCATCAGACTTCCATTTGCACCAAACACATTTACCGCACTTGGTTCTCTGTTCAATGCTGCGAAATTCGCCTGTGCCTGTGCAATTTTCTCCCAGGCTTCATCCAGATCTGTTACCTCTTTCATCTTTGCTTCTGCTTCTTCTGCCTTTCCGTCTGCAAGCAGCTTTTCTGCTTCCGCAAGCAGTTCTCTTCTCTTTGCTTCATACTGTTTCTTGTTCATCTTTTTTCTCCTTTCAGTTTCAAAAGTGCTAATTTCTGTTTCAAATACTGTCCCTTTTCACCCTCATCTTCTATCCGGAGAAGTTTCCTTGCCTTTGCAAGTATTTCTTCATCCGGCAGATGAAACTCAGGACCCGCAATCATTTGTGGTTTTTCTTCTTCCTCATCAAACATAACTGCATCAATCAGTTTCTTCTCTTTTGCCTGTTCTGCAGTCAGCCACGTTTCCTGCTCCATCATGTCCAGTGCCTCTTCTGTACTCATTCCGCTTTTTTTCACATAAGCAGTACACAATGCAGAATCCGCAGTTCTCAGTACTTCTGCCATATGCTCCATATCACTGTGATTTCCCTGCGTTCCTGAAGATACACAATGAACCATCATCAATGCTGTAGGGGACATCTCGCAATAAGCAGCCATTGCCGCTATCGATGCCGCACTGCACGCTTCTCCAGTTATATAAATCTTTACATTTTCCTGCATCTTGTGAAGCAATGTATAAATCTCTGATCCTACATCGATCACACCTCCCGGTGAATTGATAAAGACTTCTACCTCATCACCTGGAAGTACATTTTTTAAAATTCCTGCCACATCATTAGGACAGGTACAATCCATTCTGAAAAGATTGTAGTACCACTTATAATCGTTCGGGACCATCACCCCTCTGATATCAATCCGGTGTTTCATCACCTGCACCTCCTTCTGTATAATCTAAAAGCCGGGTGATCACCCCGGCCATTACAACATAATTTTCTTTATCCATTTTGTTCAGTGCATCCTTTACCAGGTTCACCACCTGCGTATCCAGTCTTCTGATCGGCTCATCCCCTCCTGGGATTGGTGCCATATTCATGGTTGCTCGCCATTCATTCGGCAGCATAGCTCCACGATCCACCATTGCCTGAAAGTTCAGCTTTGTAGTCAGGCTGGCACACTGCAGATTATTAGCTTCAAATACGATCCGGTTTCCAAACCCTCTTTCTTTTCTTGTAAAGATCCCCGTCGTATAGGTTTGATGCATCTGGAGTACTTCCGGTTCAATCTCGGCTTCGTAATACGCATTCCATTCATCTTCTGTATACTGACTCTGAATGATCTTTTTGTTGGTGTTAAAGAAAGAATAGATTCGGTCAATCGTCCGGTCGGTCTGTGCCGCATTCGGTACGTAATCCTTTGGCTCGATCCGCTGGACATTCGCTTTTGCATCAACACCTGCTGCCCCGAATGTATCTGTTTCTACCGCGAGATAGTTGTCCACAAATTTTTCAACATTCTTTTTAATGTCTTCATCCCTCATAGATGAATTGAATGTAAGCAGCCAACGCACAACTCCGCTATTCTTGATTGCCTGGATAATTCCATGATCGATCGTTCCGATCACTTCCATCATGGACGTGATCGCAGGTGCCTGACTGGATCCGAAGATATCATCCTCATTGTAATCATGCTTCAGGTGAATGATATCGGAATAGCGGAATGTTCCTGACTTTCCATTTCGATAGAGGAATTTCAGGAATAATTCTCCTGCATCATTATACTTTGCTTCAGCGGAAATACATGGGACCGGATAAAGCTGCATCGGTTTTCCATTTTCATCACGCACAATCAGGATAAAAGCATTATTGTTCAGGCAAAGCTGTGTTGCTACTTTTTCCTGCATCTGCTGAGCAGTCATGTACGGGTTGGGTTCAGACAGGAGGAACCGGATATTTGCTTCGGGATTCACTTTCAACCCTCCGTTTGGATCATCCCGGATATGCTTTCCTGTCAGCTTTCCAATCGCTTTGACTTTTGGCCGGATGCACGCTCTTACTATATCGCTTTCATACAATTTCCCGTTCCATGCATAAAAGAAATCACCCGTCATGGTGATCATTTTTATAATACTTCCTCCAGTTGTCTGTTCAGCTTTTTTTGTTGGTTCTCTCTTCCAAAATTTTTTCACTTTTACCTCCTTGTCAGATCAGTGACATATATTCGTTGTAATGCTCCTGCAACACAACATACGCATCCAACAATGCTGCCGTTCCATCAATTCTTCTCCTTGCATTGCTGGTCTTGATAGGCTGAATATTGTCATTCTTATCAATGTCAACCGCAGTATTGCATAAACACCACTTATCTACCGGATTATTATTATAAACAATCAGGTTCTTTTCCAAGTCAGCTCCCAAACTCTTCATCGGCTGCGATAAAGTTTTCTTTCCCTGGATCACCGGGATCATTGATGCTGTTCCAAAGTATTCCTGCATATCTTCTACAAAATACTTTGCACTCCATGCATCATATCCGAACAAGTTCAGATACAGATCCTGTGTCTCCTGTATTTCCACAAACCACTCTTTTACGTCCCTGTAAGAAATCTTATTGCCGGGACACGTTCTTACATATCCCTTTTCTATCCATATATCATACGGAACTTTGTCTTCTATCACATGTTTATCTACTAAATCCTCAGGAATCCAATACATGGATAATACATAAATGTGATCGTCTTCCGGTACTTTAAATAACACCTTTGCCGCTGTCAGGTCTGTAGTTGCAGACAAGTCTACGCCACCAATTCCATATCTCGGTTTTAATTCTTTTATATCAAATCTTGCTTCATTGTTTGCCTGCTCAAATGTCAGCCATGCTTCAGACGACGTTTCTCTGATATTAAATTCTTTACAGAGCAGGTTCTTCACAAGCAGTGGATTCTTTTTTGCCTTTTCCACCTTATCTTTCAGCGTCTTTTTGTTCTTGATCGTGCCAAGTCCTGGATTCGCCTTTTCCCAGCATTCTTCCTGCGTCCATTCTTTCCGGTTATCCAATTCATAGATCAATGCTATAAAATGTTCATCCTTATACCCTTCCTGATCAAAATACCCATTGATGACCATCTCTGCCTCTTCATACTTCTGATCATAAATATCTTCCCTGATCGTTCCGGCCGTTGATGTAATATAGATCAATGGCTGCTCCCTTGCCGCAATACCATCAGCCATGATATCAAATAATGCCTTGCCCTGTTTCCACTGGTGGATCTCATCCATCAGTACACAATGCACATTCAGACCATCCAAGGTGTCGCTGTCTGAAGCAAGTGGTTTAAACACGCCATCGTTAAATTCTGTATCAAGTTCTGCTACCAGTGGTTTCACCCGCTTCAAAAGCGAGGGCGATTTCTTCACCATTCGCTTTGATTCAAGCCATATGATCTTACTTTGGTCTTTTTTCGTTGCAACAGCATAAACCTCCGGGCCCATTTCTCCATCTGCAGTCAGCATATACAATCCCACGATTGACGCAAGCAGGGATTTTCCATTCTTTTTTCCTACGATCAGGATCGATTCCCTGTATTTTCGTTTTCCCTCGATATCGATAAATCCAAATATGGTTGCAAGGTGTGCCTTTTCCCACAATTCCAGTTCTACTCTCTTTCCACCGAACTTTCCCTTGGAATGCCGGCAGTAATTCTCTGCAAACTCCAGCACATGGTTCGCCCTTTTCGCACTGTAGAAATACTCTGTTGGATTCTTGATGTCATTTACGATCTTTCTGTATGTCTTATACACCTTTTTGCTGACGATCACTTCTTTATTCTGGATCTTCTCCCAGTACTCCAAAATCGGATTATAAGTCAGCGGATATCTAATCTTCTCTGCCATTTACAAATTCCTCAAATCCATCGTCCTGCAGCTTCACCGCTTTCTGTTCTTTTGGAAGTAACTCTGTCAGCTGCTTAATGACCGCCATATAATTTTTGATCATTGTATTGTAGATTTCTATTTCCGCAGACTTTTTGACTCCTTTTTGGTTTGCACCATTCTGATACTCTTCTGTGTATCCTTTTTCTGCAATGATCGTCCTTAACTCATACAGTGATGCCCCCATAAATGCCGCCTCATTTACAAGGGATTCTGTCGCTTTTTTCGTCTTTTCATCCAACTTTTTGTATATTCCGTTTAATTTTCTTTTCTCTGCCGCAATGATCTGTTCTTTGGTTTTTCCCTCGTAACTCGCCATATTTCCCGCTTTCTTCCCCTTTCTCTGCCCTGTATTTTCCCTGTTTACCTACACCCCCTCACGCGTGCGACCCGTGTGTTACATGAAGGTGGGACTGTGGTCTTGGCAGATTTTTTCAGATTCTTCAAACAGGGGGGAGTACATACACTTCCCCCTCTTCCGTGAATCCATACTGTACAAAATGAACTCCTTCCATCTCACCTTTGTTCTCTTTCTGATGACAGACATGACAATCGTATTTCAGATTTGAAAAGTTTAATGTGATCTCCGGGTCGTTAATATTCTCAGGCGATAACTCTATCTTATGATGAACTATGTATCCCGGTACTTCATGGCACGTTTCACACATCCCACCATCCGCTGCCATACGCTGTGCTATGTAAGCTCTTCTGCATTCTTTCCATTGCTTTGAATTGTAGAAAGCTTTTGCAAACTCTCTCGCCATGTACCATCACCTCGCATTCGTGTTTGTTTTAATATAAAAAAGACACCTGCTAATCTCACAGATGTCTTTCTACGAAAAGTATTACGTATAAGGAGTATTATCTATCGTCTTTCGACAATACCATATTATCATGATTAATACTGAAGTGAACTGCACTCTTTAACTAATTTGAATTTTTTTCAGTGCATCTCCATGCAATTTATGAATCCACCGTTCACTGTAGCCCAAGATTTGTCCGATCTCCCAAAAGTCAAGTCCTTTTATATATTTGTAAAATAATACATCTCTTTCCTCTTGATTCGTCAGTTGATTAATTTTACACTCTATATCTTTATATGTTTCTACTTGCTTCACTCCTTCCTCATACAGTTCATCCTCTCTTTCTTGTAATATTGCTGCATAAGAACTCAAGTCACTCTGATTCGACCCATGCGGCATCCCATCATTATTCATTGACGGATACATCTTCATACTTCTGATTTCTTCAATCTCCGATTCAATTCTTTTTATTCTTTTCTTATGCTTCCTGTATCCTTTCAAGTATTCTTTCTTCTTTTTGTTCTCTCTCTTTATGCTATTTTCTTCTAGTCTCTGCTCCACCGGCATCAGCCTCCTTTATGTTATATTTCTTTGCAAGGTATTCCTCTACTGTGATATGTTCCAACTGCTGCCCCTGTATTCTAATCATGTTGTTCGCTTGATATGCCGGACGGTGGAAGTCCGCACTGGCTTTCTGATCCGGTGGATGTTCTGCCATCCCGGCATAGTGTTCTTTCTGATTCTGCCGGATTTCTGCTGGACTCCAGCGTCTGTCTGTGCTTCGTTTCAAGGGATATCACTCCTTTTCTTTAACCATTCCATCGTGCATTTATTACATTCTTTCGCTTTCAGAATCACTTTTAGATCAATCTCTGCCATTGCTCTAGTCATTCCTTCACTCATTTTTTCAATTTCTGCATCAGCATCAATCAGTCTCATTATCTTCCACTCCTTAACATACAAAAAAGCAATTCTGTCATAGACCTGTTCCTTAGTCCATTTCTGCAAGGTTTTACCACTTTCAGTTCCCAACTTTTTGCATTTACATCTATTGCCGTTGGATTCTGAAATTCATCCTCCAACTCTTTCATGCATGGAACTGCTACCATAATTCCCCAATATTTAGAGGATTCCGGGTTGCATTTGCGTAAGTGTTCATCAAATTTTCCACTTCGTAAATCCGGCAACAAATCTTTGTAGCATTCCATTGTAGTTACTATATAGTTCTTTTCTCCATAAAAATTTAATCCATTCCCACTATATACATCATCCTTGCAACTTTTAATTTCATAGCACGTAAATATTCCTTTTTCTATCCCTGATATGGACATTTGATCTCCCGGCGAAAACTGCATATAATCCACTCTTTTCGCATTGGATGTCCACGGATCAATGCTCACTTCTTTTGCATAATGTTTTCCAAATACATTTAATTTGGTGCGTTCAAGGATGTGCGACAGAAAAAGTGTAGTTTCCTTTCTATTCATCTTCTCCCCCTAAAGTTCCTCCAGCTCCTTCTCATAAGCTTCTTTTCTTTCTTCCAGCCACTGTGCCAGTTCCTCCTGGAATCTTCTTGACTGTCCTTCATTATATGGTCTTGGACTTGTCACGTTCAACCAGTGGTTTTTCTTATGTTCCTCTAAGAGTACCTCGATGCATTTTATATCTGCCTCAAGCTTTTTCGCCCTGCTCAATGTTTCTTTGTTCATTTTTCTGTCTCTCCTTCTTCTGCTCCTGCTGCCACATCAGCCCTACATACTTTCCATAGGTCATTCCTGCCTGCTTTGCTTCTCTTGCTACTTTCACCAGTTCACTCTCATGTCTCCGCATTTTCTTCACTGCCTTTTCTCTTTTCTTTACCGGTCTTCCTATTTTTCCCGGATGTCTCATCTTTTGCTTTTCTCTTGTATGCTTAATGTTGGCCAGTCTCCGACACTCCGTGCCGCAATATTTCCTTTTCGCTGTCGCCCGTTCAAATTCTTTGTTGCAGATTGGACAGATTACTTTGCTTTTTCCCATTTTATCACCTTTAAATCACATATTTTTTATGAGCTTGCTCCAACTCATCCTCCGACAGATCCAAATAGATCTGCGTTGTGGCCACATTCTCATGTCCCAGCATTTTAGATACCTGCACAAGCGGCATACCCCTCCGCAGTGCCATTGTTGCACACGTTCTTCTGAATTTATGCGGATTCGCCTTTTCCACACCGGCTCTTTTAGCTATTTTCCTCATAACCGCTTCAATCGTCCCCGTGGATGAATGTCCTTCCCTGATATTCTCCGGATTCTTCCACCATGCTCGCAATTCGCTTTTTCCTACCCCTGACTTTACGAGAGAGTCAACATAAGCTCCGTGCGGAAGTAAATACGGATTACTGTCTCTTCTTTCTTCTAAATATTTTTCTAATGTGAATTTTGCTTTTGCATTTAAATATACATACCTGTCTTTTTCGCCTTTTCCATGTACCAGGATTCTGTCTCCATCTATATCCGCAATAAGGATCTGTACCACTTCACTTACCCGGCATCCTGTCGAAAGCAATAATTCTATGATCATCCTTTCCCGTTCTCCGTCTGCTGCCGCACGTAATTTTTCTATCTCCAGCTCCGTTAGAGCCTCTTTCTTTGTCTTCCTCTGCTTTATCCGGTCTATTTTCAACATTGGATTTTTTCTAATCTCTTCCTCCATGTAAAGCCAGCCAAAAAAGCTACCTAAATTTCGAATTTCATTCCCAATCGTTGTCTTCGATACCTTATCTCTTCTCAGTCTGACTGCCATGTAATAACGGATGTCATCCGCTGTAATGTCATCCACAGTCTTTTCTATTCTTTCCAGCATACTTTTGATACTTATGGCGTAAAATTGCAATGTTCTCTTCGTGCATCCCTTGACCTGCTTCGCTACAAGGAATTTTTTTAACAGCATCTCATTTCTATCAACTTGTACCGGTGCAATCTCCGTACACCGCTTTATGATCTCTACTCCATTCAGGATCAGATCAATATCATATCTGCACTCTTCTATATCGATTCCCTTGGCCGACGCCCATATCAGTATTTTATTGACTATTTCTTCCCGGCAATCTACCGCATCCACCTGTTTCTCCTTTCTCTCCCTGCTCTCAGGCAGGGAGGAATCCATGATTTACGTGTTTCGTACTGTGACATACTTGTATAACCACGCCTTTCGGCAGAGGTAACTTTATAAATAATTTTTCTTATACCTTGCTTCCCATTCTGCTCTTGTATGGGTCTGCTCATATTCTGCCTGTGCCATCCGGCAAAGCAGTTCCCGCATCTCCC